TGAAAGAAAAATTTCCTCCTAATGTCTGCAATCTATTTGGTATCACTCAGATTATGGCTTATGATTATAAAAGAAGTTTGAAGAAATTTGTTGATGATAATTTGGAGAATAAAGCTAATTACAGATCAGTTTCCATAGGAAAAGAAAAAAGTATTGATTATTCTTCTGGAAGTTGGGAACCTGATGAATTGTCAGATGACGAACGCAACTTGGCTATTAAAAAAGCTATTATTGAACTTTTAGGCAAAAAAGAAGCTGTTTTATTTGACATGTCTTTATAAGGATTAACATGTATTCAAAATTTGGTCGTGGTGCCCCATTACTTTCAGGAAATGCTACTGTTCCTGGGCAGCACTTAACAGAAATTGAAAAAGATTTATTTTCTAAGATTCTTGTTGCCTGTCGTGAAGCCGGTGCCGATTTTTATCCTACCATTATCCAAAAACTAACTTATGACGAGATGAGCGAGATTGTGGCTTATAACGGCTTTCCAAATCGTTATCCTCATTGGCGGTTTGGAATGGCATACGAAGAATTTCATAAAGGTTATGAATATGGCATGCAAAGAGTGTTCGAAATCGTGATCAACACATCTCCTTGTGTAATGTATCTTTTGAATTCAAATACGCTTTTAGATAATGCTACAGTTGTTGCTCATGCTACATTTCATAATGATTTCTTTAAAAACAACATAGTGTTCAAGCCAACAAATACTGGCATGATGAATAAGATGGCCAATCACGGAAATAGAATTAGAAAATATATTGACAGATACGGAGCAGAGACGGTTTTTGAATTTATTGATAATATTTTGGCAATTGAAACATTGATTGATCCAGTAAAGATATGGGATGAAAGACAAATTCAAGAACCAATTATTCAAGATAAAAAAGAATATGAGTTGCCAAGAAGAGTAATGGTGCCTGTGGGTCATGATTACATGGAACCTTATTTTAATACCAAAGAATTTAAAGAAAAAGAAGATGAAAGAATAAAGCATATTGATAAAATTAAGGATTTGGGTATTTTTGCCGAACCAGAAAAGGATATATTTGGTTTTATAAAGAATTATGCTCCTCTAAAACCGTGGCAAGCTGATATTGCAAGCATGCTTTATGATGAAGCTTTGTATTTTAGTCCTCAAGGAATGACTAAGACAATTAATGAGGGATTTGCAAGTTATGGCGATTTTGACATGATGTGCCGCCGTGGTTGGGCAGATATGATTGGTACAAATTATGGATGTGGTATTATTGAATATGCAAAACACAAAATGATGGTTTTAGGTGACAAATATGGTGCTAATCCGTATAGACTTGGGTTCCAACTTCTTATGGATATAGAAGATAGATGGGATAAAGGTAAATTTGGAGATGAATGGGAAAATTGTCGAGATTTGAATAAAAAAGAAAATTGGGATGAAAAGTTGGGTAAAGGTAGGGAAAAAGTATTTGAAGTTAGGAAATATTATGATGATGTGATGTTGATTAATGAATTTTTCACACAAGATTTCTGCCAGAAGTACGAGTTCTTTGAATGGAAGAGACAGCCTAATGGTGATCATGTTATTGAAAACAGAGGGGATACGCCAGAAAGTTTCAAGAAAATTAAGAATAATTTAGTAAGAAGTAAGTTAAATAGAGGTCTTCCTGATATAAGATTAACCGATCCTAATCACAGAAATAAAGGCTGGATGCTTTTACAACATGTTTGGGATGGCAGGATGTTAGAAGAAAGATATACTAGGGAAACAATGACTGCTTTGTATTCTTTATGGGGCAGTGAAATTGTGCTTGCTAGTAGAAATTATGGTGGCGATGAAGTTGTATTCTTGTGTGTTGGCAAGGATGCAGATAAAGATACTGTTGTAATGAAACGACTTGAATACGATGATTATAAATGATATTGTTTTAATTTAATGATTGTGTTAATTTATCATTTATGGATAAATTAACATCATTAATGAATTCGTATGAGGATTTGCACAAATTACCATTTCCAGTCCGACTTAAAAAATCAAAACTAGTAGAAAATTGGATTCTTGATACCATTAATTTTCACGGAATACCCTATAAAGGACAAAATATCAAAAATTGGGAAGAATGTTCAGAAAAAGAAGATAAAAATAACAAAAGAGATGCAAAGACTTTGGTAGATGGTAATTATTTATATTGCCAAAATAAATTCAGACAGCCAAACAGTGGAACGGACATAGGGTGTGCTTTGTTGCAACCATATCCAGGAAAAGATGAAGTAAATAATTTAATTCTAAGAAATTCAAAAATTGAAGCTGATTTTATAGCAAGGGATTTTAAGTTTGATGGCATTTATTATAATGTTTTGGATAATTCATGGAAAAAACTAATGATGATTCCATATCCAGAATTGATGAAACCAGCTTATGTAAAGGTTTTGAAAGAATGGTTGATGAGTGATTCTGAATTACATGACAAAAATAGGTGTTTCAAGTCCGAAGAATGCCCAGGTGCAGAATTGAGGTTTAAGCGAGATTCAGGCAAGAAAAGTTATGATTCGGGGCTTAAAAAGATATTGTGCTACTTGCCCTTACAATTATTTGCGGATAAGGCTAACATAGTAGAAATGATTGAACCACCGGAGTATCTTTTTTCATGACCTTCTTTTACCATTATAATAAGCCAGCTAGTAAAAAAGCAGGCAAACCAGTAATTAGTGTTCATTATCACAACAAATGTTTTTTGGTAGATAATATTTTCTGCAATGTGTTTACTCATGGCAGGATAAGAAAGAGTCAACCATATTTTGTGATGACTGGTAAAGCTAAAGAAATTACAATAAAGGACAATGTTGCCTATGTTTTTTGATAACTTTTGGTTAAATAATAAATCTAAAAAGCTGGAATTTTGCTTTCAATTTGGTAATGATGAACCTATTGTTTTTTATTCTCAATTAAATATGGATAACAAGGTAACAATAACTCTTGAGGGCGAATCTAATATTACATTTAACGATAAAAATGGAAATAAATTTACTCTGTTAATAAGGGGTAAAAATGGAACCAGTTGAATTTCTATTAAGTGATAGCTTTGTTGAATTTTCCAAGAAGATAGTTGAAATTGCTGAACAAAAAAAGCGTTTAAAGGCTGAATTTAAGGTAGTTTATGATAAATTCCAGTCTGATTTGAAAGAACTGGAAAATGCAGCAATGACTATTCAAAATGAGTTTGAAGAGTGGAAAAAGAGTGTTACTAAAAAGGCTGATTAATTAATAAATACTTTTTGTGTTACATGTTCAAAAAGTAATAAAGTATTTTAGCCATACTGGTGACATAGGCGATTTAATTGCTGGCCTTACTTTAATTAAAGCATTAGGCGGTGGGCATTTAGTTTTATTTCCTTCCGGTCCACAAGGAAGAATGACCCCTGATAGAGTTGCAGTTTTGAAACCACTTCTTGAATATCAATCATATATTAAAAGTGTAGAATGGAAGCAACATGTTGTGGGAGAAAATCTAGATAAATGGAGAAGATGCTTTGGACAAGGTAAGAATTTGGCGGAAATGCATACAAATTGTTATGACATGCCAGAACATCCTCTAGAAGAACCTTGGATTAAAGTTCCAGAACCAAAGTATGTTGCCCAAGTTATAATGCATAGAAGTATAAGGTATACAACAAGTCATTTTCCTTGGCGTACAATTGTTGAAAAATATGGTAAAAATGCAGTTTTTGTTGGGTTTAAATATGAACATGATATTTTTTGCCCAATAGCTGGTCATATCCCTTTTTATCCAATACAAGATTATATGGAGCTAGCTCAGATTATAGCTGGATGCAAACTGTTCATTGGCAATCGTTCAAGTCCTTGGTGGGTAAGCGAAGCATTGAAAAAAAATTCTATTCTTGAAACTTCTGCCGGGCATGATTGTTTCTTCCCTAGAATGGGTGTGATTTATGGAACCATGCACAGCTTCATGTTACCGGATATTGATTAGGGGAATTACTATGATAAAGTATGAAATATACTTATGAAGATGTTAAAAACTTTTTTGAATCAAAACAATGTACTCTTTTGTCTAAAGAATGCCAAGATATAAAGTTGCCACTAGAATATGTTTGTGTTTGTGGTAATGTTTTTGTTAAAAGTTTTATTAATTTTAGAAAATCAATTTTTTGTTCTAAATGTCATGCTAGGAAGCAGTCTGAAAGATTTAGATTAAGTATTGATTATGTTAGGCAATATTTTAAGGAAAATAAATGTGTATTGTTAGAAACAGAATATGTAAATGCTAGAATTCCTTTAAGATATGTTTGTAAATGTGGGAGAGAATCTAAAATTACTTTTTGGAGGTTTAAATCAGGCAATAGATGCAAAAAATGTGGTAATAAAAAATCTTCTGAAAAACAAACTTTAAGTCATGATTATGTTGCCCAAAAATTTGTAGAAAAAGGTTGTATTCTTCTGAGCCGATATGAGAAAGCTAATAAAAAATTAGATTATATTTGTAAGTGTGGAGAGAAATCTGTTGTTACTTGGGGTAACTTTAGAAAAAGTGGTATGTGTTTACAATGTTCTATTAAAAGCAGATCAGGAAAAAATCATTATGAATGGCGAAGTGACAGAAAGGCATTAGCAAATGAGCTTATTTTCCGTCAAAGGTGTTATAAATTAGTTAGAATGTCTTTGAATGCCACTGGAAGAGTCAAGAATAAAAGGACAGCGACGTTGTTGGGATATGATTATAAACAATTGCAAGAACACATTTTGAATCACCCAAATTATGAGAAAATTAAGAATGATAAATGGCATATTGATCACATTTGGCCTATAAAAGCTTTTGTAGATTATGA